ACATCGCTATACTTGCGAACAAAAGTTCTACTGCAAGAGATATATTAGGAAGACTACAACTCGCTTATGAAAACTTACCAAAATGGTTACAACAAGGTATCATCAATTGGAACAAAGGTAATATAGAATTAGAAAACAAATCAACGATTGTGGCAGCGGCGACTTCAAGTTCCGCTATTCGAGGAGGTTCATTTAATATAATCTTCCTTGATGAGTTTGCTTTCGTACCAGCGAATATCGCTGAATCATTTTTTAGTTCAGTTTATCCTACAATTTCATCTGGTAAAAATACAAAGATGATTATTGTATCAACACCTCACGGTATGAATATGTACTACAAGTTATGGATAGACGCACAAAATAGAAGAAACGATTATGTACCGATTGAAGTACATTGGTCAGAAGTTCCAGGACGAGATGAAAAATGGAAAGAGATGACCATAAGAAACACTAGTGAAGAACAATTCCAACAAGAGTTTGAGTGTGAGTTTTTAGGTTCAGTAGATACTCTTATCTCACCAGCGAAAATTAAAAACACACCTTACTTTGATCCAATACAATCTAAAAATGGATTAAAGATGTTTAAGAAACCTGTCAAAGGAAATATGTATGTATGTTGTGTTGACGTGGCGAGAGGAACAAACAAAGACTATTCAGCGTTTACGATTATAGATGTTACAAAAGATGAAAGTCGAAAGATACCTTATGAAGTCGTTTGTACTTACAAGAACAATGAAGTCAAACCATTTGTCTTTCCAAATATCATAACACAAACTTGTAAGGCGTATAATGAAGCGCATATTTTAACTGAGGTAAATGACTTAGGTCAATCAATCGCTGAAGCGATGCACTATGAGTTAGAATATCCAAATATTTTAATGACAACTCAAAAGGGAAGAGCGGGTCAAATACTCGGTGCGATGTTCTCTGGTCGTGGTACATCACTTGGTGTAAGAATGACAAAACAGATAAAAAAGGTCGGTTGTGCGAATTTTAAGACGCTTATGGAGGGTGATAAACTACAAGTTAACGACTTTAGTATCATTGAAGAAATATCGACATTTTCACGTAGAGGGAATAGTTGGATGGCCGAAGAAGGTTGTAATGACGACTTGGTTATGTGTTTAGTCATATTTGGGTGGCTCTCAAATCAACCCTATTTTAAAGAGTTATCTGATTCAAACATACGAAATCAAATGTATATGGAACAACAAAATCTAATTGAACAAGATATGGCGCCGTTTGGATTTGTAGATGATGGTATCAATAGTGACCCTATGAACGAAGAAACAATAGATGAATATGGTACTCGTTGGTTCCCTGTCGTAAGAAAAGGACAATAACTACAATTTCAGGTTATTATAAATATCATTAACTGATAAAGTTTGACTATGGTCATAAGAAAACTTATGGATTTTGAAAAATTAAAAATGTTAATTAGCTAATTAAAAGAGGAGAAACAACCTATGGCATTTCAAGTATCACCAGGTGTTCTCGTACAGGAAAAAGATTTAAGTAGAATTATTCCTGCGGTATCAACATCAATCGGAGCTTTTGCGGGACAATTCGCAAGAGGACCAGTTGACGAAATCGTAGCAATTTCTAGTGAACAAGAATTAGTAGATACGTTTGGAAAACCTAACTCAACAAACTTTGAGTATTTTTTCAGCGCTGCTAACTTCTTACAATACTCTAACGCATTAAGAGTAGTACGAGCTACCAATTCATCTTTGACAAATGCTAACAGCGCAGGATCAAGCGTGTTAGTAAAAAACACAGATGATTACGAAAATAACTATGAAAGCGGACAAGGTGTAGTAGGAACTTTTGCTGCAAGAACAGCAGGAGCTTGGGGAAACAACTTATTAGTTGCAACTTGCCCATCGGCTACAGCTTACGAACAAGTATCATCATCATTAGTGGCTTCTGATTCAACAACAAACGTAGTAGGAGATACTTCTGTTGCTGTTGATGACAATAGCGCATTCAATGTTGGAGATATTATTCAGTTTTCAACAACTGCTGATACATCAGATTTTGACGATGGAGATTTATATAGAATCACATCATTAGGAGCTGGTGAAACAATTAATTTCGTTCAACACCCTAGAGGTTCTGGCGGATTAAAAAGAACAGTATTAGATAATGCAAGAATAAAAAGAAGATGGAGATATTACGATTCAGTAGATGGCGCTCCAGGAACTTCACCATTTGTATCTGATAGATCAGGTTCAGGTGATGAAATCCACGTAGTCGTAGTTGACGAAGACGGTGGTATCACTGGTACTCCAGGCGAAGTAATAGAATCATTTTCTAACTTATCAAAAGCGGCTGACGCAAAAACTCCACAAGGAGACACTAACTATTATCCAACTGTGATTAAAAACAAATCACAATACATTTACTGGATGGACCACAATACTTCTGGTACTAATTGGGGTAACAACGCAAGTGGAACAACTTTCACTGCTGTAACTACTCCTACTTTAGAATCATTATCTGGTGGTTCAGATGGTACAACTGTAACAACTGCAGAATTAAAAACAGCATACGAGAAATTCCAAGATGCTGAAACTGTAGATGTTGGACTAATAATTGCAGGTCCTTCTGGATCTAACAATGTACACATTGACAACTTAATTACAATTGCTGAAAATAGAAAAGATGCAATTGTATTTGCTTCACCAAAAAGAGCAGACGTTGTTAATATCGTTAACTCAAATACACAAACAACTAATATTATTGATTTCTTCGATACTATTAGATCATCAAGTTATGTTGTATTTGATAGTGGTTACAAATACTGTTATGACAGATATGCTGACGTATACAGATATGTTCCACTAAACGGTGACACAGCTGGTCTTGCGGCTAGAACTGATTTAATCGCTGACGCATGGTACTCACCTGCTGGTTTCAACAGAGGTATCATAAGAGGCGCAGTTAAATTAGCGTACAATCCAACTAAAGCACAAAGAGATCAACTTTATCCAAAGAGAGTTAACCCAGTGGCTACTTTCCCAGGACAAGGTACAATTCTTTTTGGTGACAAAACTGGATTGTCTTCACCAAGTGCTTTTGATAGAATCAACGTAAGAAGATTGTTTATCGTATTAGAAAAGGCGATTGCGACTGCTTCTAAATTCCAACTCTTTGAGTTCAATGATGAATTTACAAGAGCTAATTTTAGAAACATTGTAGAACCTTTCCTAAGAGAAGTACAAGGTAGACGAGGTATCACAGACTTTTTAGTAGTATGTGATGAAACTAACAATACAGGCGAAGTAATTGATAGAAATGAATTTATAGCAGAGATATTCATTAAACCTGCTAGAAGTATCAACTTTATCACATTATCGTTTGTAGCAACCAGAACTGGAGTGGCCTTTGAAGAGGTCGCTGGCGGATAATAGTAGAGAAGGAGAAATAAACAATGCCTAACATTAATGACTTCAAAGCTAAACTTGCTGGCGGTGGCGCAAGAGCCAATCAGTTTAAGGTAACAATGCCTTTCCCTGGTTACGCACAAGTTGGCGGCGAAATAGAAGACTTAGCGTTTTTATGTCGAGCAACATCTATTCCATCAATGGAAGTGGCAAACATACCTGTCGCTTTTAGAGGAAGAACTGTTAAAATCGCTGGTGATAGAACTATCCCTAGTTGGTCAGTTACAGTCTATAATGATACTAACTTTAAGTTAAGAAATGCTTTCGAAAGATGGCAAAACGGTATCAATAATATGACTGATAACGAAGGATTAACAAATCCTGTTGACTATCAAGTGGATGCGTTTTTAGATCACCTAGACAGAAACGGTAACACTATTAAGTCTTATACTTTAAGAGGTGCTTATCCAACAACTATAGCAGGTATCGAATTAGATTATGAAGAAAAAACTGAAATCGAAACATTTGCTGTAACGTTTGAGTACCAATACTTTGAAACAAATACTACAACTTAATATTACATCAGAGGGGCTTTCGAGCCCCTCTTTTTAATCCCTTATAAGTAGTAGTACAAGGAGATATTATGGCAGAATTATT